CATGCTTGTCCTTTATTACGATGCCTCGAAGAACCGACTTCATGCCTGTGGCGATGTCTTTGTTTTCTTCTTCGGTACGGTAGGGCGATTTAACGTCCTGGTTATCGTATTTTAACACGCTGCTGGCATATAGAGCAGATAGTCGCTTTATTGTTTCAGCTTCCCATCCTGTTAGATGTAATTGTGTTCTCGCCACAAAAGCATCAATCTCCTGCCATGTCAGGCCATGAACCCCGTTGCCGCTATTGAGTGCGACTCCAATTCTGGTAAGTATCTCTATGATATAGCCGAACGGCTCCACATCTGGGAACCGTCCGGCTATTTCGTTACTATCGATCATTTCGATGCGTGATCTTTCTTTGTCTTTAGCGCGGGTCGAGAGCCAAGCCCACTGCTGGACGTATTTGCCCAGCAGCCCCGTTATTTCAAAAAATAACTAGCTCGATCTCCTGCCGCTTCCATCAACTGTTCAGCTATCCAGTTGCGCTTCTCGTAGAGCATATTGGCGTTCTCTTTGTTGCACTTTAGTGCCGCGCCGTCGAACTCAATATTCTTACTCCACTTGAGCGTACTTTCTGCCAATATCTCGTAGAGAGCTGCTTCGAGAGCCGCATTCGGAATCTTTCGATCCTTGTAGCGATTGGCGTTCCTGGTATTAACTCGCTTGGCGGCGTTCTGCCACGTCTGCGAATCTTTGCCGAGAACTGTAATCACTAAATGCTCGCCCTCATCGTCTACTAGATACTCACCGCTGGCCGGATGCTGGAGTTTTACTTCGACTCCTTCATCCGCTGCTGCTTGTAAGTCAATGCTCGCTAAATCCATAATTCACGCCCCGAATGTTCGTTTTATTAAGCAGCTACTAGGCTGCTACGTTTACTGGTGCATTTGTCAGTTCTAATACAATATTGTCTGACTTGATGCTGTCCACGCCGCCAGCGTTGACTTGATAGCTCATTATCAAGCCAGTGAAGTAATCATCCTCACCGTCTGGATAAGTGATTTTCACAGAAACCTCTGTATCGGTCGCAGCAGCAGCTTTCGCAGCGATTTGACCAGCATCCGCAGCGTCGGCAGCGAATGAGAGTGTCAGAGTTCCGTCGTTGATAGAACCTTTACGCTTCACCACTCGACGCTCACCGAGAGGTGAGTGAGTGATTAAGTTATAAACCGAGCCGAATGCTGGAATCTCAGTAATTTCGCCAACTACAGCGTATGAGAGAGCTTCGAATCCTGCCTGGTCGTATGTTGCGGGAAGTCCTGAGACGAGACTCAGAGTAGTGCCCGCAGATGTTTGAATAGCCATGTTAAATCCTCTTTAGTTGCTTGCTGCTTTGATATTCTTAACCAGCAAACGGTTAAAATTCTGCAAATTGATCCGAACCATCCCGCTTGGATATTGCTTTGACCAGCCATATTCCAGGCGTTCAATGTACGGAACATTATTTGTTAAATAATAAAGATCACCGACCGCCACGCTTGCCTTTTGGTTGACTTCTGCGATTGCTTTGGCTTCGCCTGATCTCACACTATCTACGGAAACTTCCCCGGTCGCCCCGCGACCAATAGATGCTTGCCAATTACCACGGGCACGTCCGGTCTTTGCTGGTGTGCCCTTTATGATTGCCGTGCTTACTTCAAGAAGAGTCGCTCGAATTCCTTGGTCGAGAGTTCGGTCGATTTTAGACTCTATCTTCTTCCAATCAGATTCCCAGCTCATACTATTGCCCGCCACTCGATAGTCACCGGGACAGAATACCAGCCCTCTTCGGTGACACCCTGTGAGACTCTTGCGCTGGTGATTTTAACTTTTACGCTGTTAAAAGTATATTCAGCGCCACGCGGGAAATGCAGCATAAGTAGCCGCGCCTGTTCCTGCGCTGTGAATCTTCTATTACTTCGTGAATCATTTACCGTGACCTGATACAAACCTTCATAATCGTCGGCGCTTGAATGGCCGAGTCCGAGCTGATCTTTAATGTTCGGAATGAAAGTCTCTAGCAGATACAGTACGCCGTCAACTGGCGTGAATGCCGCGTTCTCATAAGCGATAGGCGGATTTCCGGCTGTCTGGAATTCTGCCAAACGTACCGATAATGCCGTGTTAATATCCTTCTCTGCCGCGCTCATATTCTGATCTGCACATAGTAGACAATGTTAGTACCTGCCGGGCTTAGAGTTCTAACACTCATAACTCGCCAAATCTTGGAATCGACTGTTACAGTCCAGGCCACATCCGGCTCAGTTGCGATATTGTTAATTATCAGCAGCAGATCGGAAGCGAGAACCGTAGAGCCATTCACTTCTTCGTTATCGTAACGACGAACAATAGCAAATGCGTCGATCGTATTGTTGGTAGCTGGCGTTGTGACCTGCCCGGTAGCCGGATCGATAATTTCCCCGGTCTTATATGCGAACTGCACCACTTGCCCGTTGTCTTTCAACAATCGAGTCGCTGTACCCTGGAGCGATGTGTAATTTATCGCCATGTCAGCCTCGAATAGTTCGGATATTGTTGCCGCCAGTGCTAGATGTGACCAGCTTACGCATTGCATTACCGATGCTGCGAATAACGGTAGAGATAGAAGCGTTATCCATATACTCGACTTCAATTACATCTACTTTCTCGCGCTTAACTGCTCGATCCACGGTTGATAGCGGATCGTTGCCAGCCATAATAGATATGGCGATAGTGATCTGTGCATCTTTTACTAGCTCTGGTATCTGGCTAGAATTCGTGAGATAGCCGTCTATAAATAGATCAGAACGCGGAAACTGGAGCGGCTGAGTCTCGATGAACTTAATGCCACGAAACGGCTGCTGCTCGAAGTAGTCCATCGCCAGTATAAGCAATTCCGACTCGTCACCGTAAGTGCCAGAGATCGTGATGTTGCGATCCGCGCAATACTGAGTGAACTCGGCAGTAGTGACGTAGCTGTTCGCGTTAGCGACTATTGAGCCGTCTTCGACGATAATGGTAGCCATTTAGCTCTCCGCTTTAGCCTTGCGAGTCTTTTTCGGCGCTGCCTTCGGCTTGGCCGCTGGCTTTTCACCGAATAGCGTCATTGTCTTTGAATCGAAATCGGATTCGTTAATAATAACCTTTTGACCATCCCGGTCGATTTGTACTGTTGGGATTGATGCCATATTGTCCTCCGTTAATGATGCGGAGCGCCCGAAGACGCCCCGCGATCACTTTTAGCCTAGCAAGATGCCGATATGCTCTGGCTTGATGGCTGCGACGCCCCAAGCGAGTGCCACTTCAAAATGAACCTGTCTGTACTCTTTGTACATCGAGACTTCGAAAGTGATACCGGAGCGAGGATCAGTCATAAGCATTACGTCCTCAGCAAGATCGCCTTCAACTGGGCGAGCCGGAGCGCGTGTTACCAGAACGATCGCATCACGGTTGAACGCCATGTTTGCAGCGTAGCCGTTGCCGACTGTTACTGCTACACCATCAGCGAGAGCAGCTTTCAGACCGGGAGCAGCGATAGTCACTGTGCCAGTAGCAAGTGCTTCTGATACGACGTACTTGTTAGCATCGCCAGCGAAAGTGATTGTGTCACCAGCCAAGATAGTGCCAGTACCGCCGTCGATTGCGATAGCTGTTGCGCCGACTGCGAATGTGCCGTTTGTCACGTAGTTCGCGCCAGTGCCTTTAGTGTGCGCGTTGATCTGTGCTGATTCGCGGATATCCATACCAGCGGTCGAAAGCATAACGCCTTGACGCAACATTGAATCGTTGCCCTGGACGTCGGTGCGGCTTTGCAGACCGAGCATAGAAGCACCAGCAGCAGAACTTACGATTAGCTGATTACCAGTCAGCGGCGAGCCATTATCTTTGAGCAGCTTGAGAGCAAAAGACGCATCGCTGAAATCACCAGCAGTGCCAAAAGGCGTAGTGCCAGGAGTTCCGTATGCGTTAGAAGCAGATGAATATAGAGCTGTGAGATCAGATTCAACTTCATTCGTCAGAGTACGCATCGCCTGGGCGAATTGATTCTGAAGAATGCTGTTATATCCAGGGCCAGTATTTAGACCGCGCTGCTCTTCGCCATTGTAGCGAATAGCCACACCGCGAGACTTTGAAATGCTCAAAGTTTTATTGGTGATGACTTGATCGCCAGTGTCGGGCGCTTTCTGAGCTGGAGTGATATCAGCAGCAGATGAACTAGGAGCTACTGCGCTGCGGATTGTTTGACCTTTAGCCGCACGTTCTGCGTTAGCATCGAGTGTTACCGCAGGTATCATACCGACCAGCTCACGCGAAACGGTATCAAGCGCTTCATACAGGTCTGGAGTTAGATTTGTTAAAGTGTTCATGATTTATTTACCTATTTAGTCTTAGTCTGAAATGATGCCGCCGTCTTTGACGAACTGCATCTTCTTGGATGCCGCCATCTTATCAAAGTCGGCTCGATTAAGTGATTTCGTAGCCCCGCTACTTGCAGAACTCGTCGCACCACCCCCGGTGGCCGATGAGCCGTCAACCAAAAACGGATATTCCTTCGAGAGATGATCCATCAGAGCGGATGGGTCTACTTCCATCCCGCCCACTAAAAACTGAACCTTCTCGCCGTCGTGCCGAGCGTACTTGCTTGCGTAGTCGGCCAATACCTCCGCTCGTTTGGCGTCTGACTTCGCAAGTTGCGAGCCAATACCGCGAGCAGCGATATTAATGTCTTTCTGTTGTATCTTTGTCGTGAACTCTTGCAGCTCTGCGTCTTTCTCTGCTAGCTTCGCTTGAGCCTGTTCCCAGAGATTCTTGAACTCGCCCTTTTCTTGAGCGGTGTCCATTTCTTGCTGCTGTTTCTGCGACTCTAATTCTTTGGCGCGTCGCTTCGCATCTTTCGCCTCGTCCATCAACTGCTGAACTTTGGTTTTGAGTCCACTGGTATCCTCTGGTTCCGGGATTCCTTCGACTTTCAAGATATAGCGATCACCGTCCTGTTCGTATAAAGATTGAACTGCCTCGTCGAGATCGGCGAGATCATCGACTGCGTATTGTAAATTCATGCTGTACCCCGTACATTTTTATGCTGCCCCGCAGCGTTCCGTGGATTATAGCACTATTCGCCAATAGTGAACATATTTGCTAGATATTAGCGAATCTCCCTACTCGTTGCCTATTGCGCGGCATCGAGAACACTAAGCTGCTCTAGTGATATCGGGTTATAGTTCTGATCGACGAACTGGTCGAGCTTTATCTTTCCAGAGCGGAATAGCTTGCCGCGCTCAGTGCCGAGCACTTGGTCTTGAAACTCCGCTGGCTGATCTTTTAGCCATCCGCTATATGTTCGCTTTGCCGATACTGGCCCATCCATACTAGCCCTGGTTCCTTCAAGCCCGCCCTCTTGGAATCGATCATCTAATGCCGGAACGCGAACACTGCGACAGTTCCAGTGGCGCGGAGTAAATGGCGGTTCATCGAATCCGAGTATCTTGCCGTCAAGAGTCGCGCAGCCGATTGTCGTTCGACCATCCAGAACCGACACCCATTCTTCGCCCTTCAGAATATCGTCATTCGCCCGGTTTACTGCCGAGCGAGCTTCCGATGAAATATGATTAACGCTAGTGCGAACCAGTGTCTCGGCTTGCCGCTTGTTTCGATTGGTAACACTAACAATATCTCTCGTCAAAGATTGAACGGTCGAGCCTTCGACTACTCCAGCTTGGATAACCCGACGTATCTCCCCGGCTTTATCTCTGGCGAATTGTCTTGCCGCTTGGTCAAGTGTTAGATTCTGCACTGTGCTGCCCGCTTTACCGCTGACGGCAAGCTGCATCGGTCTCTGAGTAACCAGTGCTCTGAGTTGTTCAGATGCCGGAAGTGTTACTGCCGCCGTCGAAGCTGCGTTCATTGTTCTAACCGCGAAGTCTGCTTCATACTCCGCAAAATCCATCGTCTTGGCTGTTAGCCCTGCACTGAGCTTCGCTAGTCCTTCCTGCTGCAACTGAACGATTCGGTTTAGCTTGCGATTGAGCGTTCGACTTTCTGCCAGGCTTTTTACGGTCTTGAGCTGGCGAAGAATCTCGGCCTGGGCATCATCGAGATACTTAACCAAATCCCTCACCTGCCCGCCCGCGTATCGCTGGACGTATATCTGATGCTTGATTCCAGCATCCAGCAGAAAGTCGTTTGCACTCATTTAGATAGGCGACTCTTGAGTGATATCGGAAAGAATGTCTTCTGCCGTGCCCTCGGATTGAATCCATCCAGCATCGATTAGACGGCGAACGATATCGATCTTCGGCATCACCCCAGCGTCGTTGCCTTGAATCATTGCCATGATCTCTGTCGGAGCGATGCTGTCTTGCCAGAAATCATCATTCAGAGAAAACACTATCTCGGCATCTGTAGCAGATATAAACGCCCGGCAATCATAAAGAACCTTTGTCAGCCCTTCGTTCATGTTGCCGACCATTGTATCGAGCATCGAGTTCTCGGAAGTCGCCTGGATTCGAGCCTCTTCTGCTGTTCGCTGCCCAGTCTTGGTGATGATTTTGGCTCCGATCTGAACCATCATCTGCTCTTTATGGGTCATCTCTGTGCCGATAGCACCAGCAGCGTCAAGCTGTAGCAATTCGGCTTTACCGCCCTCAGAGAGTATCAGCCCAGAGTTCTCGCCGACTGTGATGCCGCCAGGATTCGCTGACTGGAATGCTTCTGGGCTCATATCGGTAGAGACGACTAAAGTGCCGCCGCCATGAACGGACAGATTATTCTCTTGATCTGCCGAGTTTCTAAAATGTCCGATATTTACTCTGGCGATATCATAAAGAATCGGCTCATCGATATTTGGCAGATTGTCGCGGCTTCCAATGAAATGGAACGGGATATAGTCGAACGGCTGACCGCTCGCACGACGAATTACTATCTCTTCGGTGATCGCGTCCCCGTTTTCATCATAGAGCTGCTGCGTATACTGTCGATCAGTATTAAGTCTCAGAACCCGGTAGCGGTCTAGATAGTCCCAGGTAAATTCGTCATAGTGAACTGGCGAGCTTTCTTTTAGTACCAGCATTCCGAGCTGGCGGCGTCCGTTTAGAACGTGAACGTGCCAATTAATAATTGACTCGGCAGTGTAAGTCGCGATGTGCGGCTGTAGTCCCATTCTGCGAATCTGCTCGACTGTGAGCTCTTCGTCCACCATCGGATAATCAGCGAGAAGACCGAATCGCCCGGTCTCCATTATCTCATCGGCTGCAAGTTTAGCGACCTGCGTGAGCGACTGCCCAGCGCCGTCAGCATTATCTAGCATGAATTCCATATCCGGCGGCAGCTCGATTCGTGGCGGCAGACGGAATATAGCGCCCTTCAGTCCCTCCCTGGTTCGCCCTGTGTAGTTTGTATATATCGCCTTCTCGACTCGCTGATAATATTGGTCTTGCTCTTCGTGAGTACGACGCGGAATATAGTTTCGGGCTTCTTCGAAACTAAGCCCTGTGGCAGCGTTGCGAGTCAGCTCCCACTTATCTAAATTCTTATCGTAATCAGTATGGGTCTCTGAAACTGGCATATTTCACCTATACGCTGAAATTTATTGGTATGTGAGCCATTGGCTTCACGATTGGCATTTCGTATGCGATCGGATACGTCGCCGCATCGATGGCATGATCTAGTCCTGAATTCTTGTCTGGCATTCCGTTCTTATCATACGCAAGTTGCTCGAACGATTCTGCCACGCCTGTACATTTTAGCGCATTTATGTATAGCAGACCATTTTCGAATGCTGCGTTCGTAGCCATTACCCGGTCTTTAATGGCCGGGTTAGACTTCTTCGCTCTGACAGTGAATCCTGCTTGCTCTATCAGCGCGATGTCGGACGTGCTGGCGTTTACGGTCTTTCTGGCCCTGCCCGAAGCGTCTGGATAGATGGTTACTCGGTGGTCTTTGTATCGCTCAGAGATGATTCTAATCATGTCCGGCGTGTCGTACATATCCAGCATCTCATCTACTGCATGCCACTCTTCGCCCCGCCGCACATAGACTACAGCGCATTGCTGAGTCACGTTAAAGTCGCAGCCGATATATAACGGCTCGCCATCTTCGATTGATTCTTGAGAGTTGCATCTGGTGCGAGAATATCCGCTGTAAACAGTTCCCTGGGTTAGATTGACGAATTGACCGTCCAGGTAGGCCGTCAGCAACTGCTCTGGATAGATATCTCTGAGCGACTCGATATAGCCGTCCGGTAGATGCGGATTAGAATCGGTCGGCGCTTGAATGATCTCATAGCCCGGCTGTGGGTCTTTCTTCCAGGCGTCATAAACGAATCGGAAGCCCTCTGGCGTCGTTGTCACGCCTATAGTGTTTGGCTTGCCTGTCGGCTTGGTTTGGCGATTACGTGCGATTACCTGCCGCCAGACGTGCCCAGCATTCGCTTTGCTGAGTGTATCCAGTTCGTCGATGTCTGCATCCGCGTGTTCGTAACCCACTATTCGGTTCGGGTTCTCCATCGACCGGAATATGATCGCGCCATAGCCAGGAATGGTTATCTGATTGATCGGCGTCTTTTGCAGCCGATACGGAAGCCCCATCGCCGTGAGTATCTCTTCGAATCTCGGCCACGCGATAACCCGGATCAAATCATAGGTCGGCTCATAGAAGCCCCGGTTCGTGCCAGGATTCGATATCAGCCCGAATATAGACCGCAGAATAGCCGCTTCCGTCTTACCAGCACCGAATCCAGCGACCAGCGCCGGGAACCGAGCCTCAGATGTCATGTAGTTATACTGCGGGAGCGTTGGGCTAATCTGCGCCATCTGGTTTCACGATTTGGAGCGTGATGTTTTGATTACCTTGCTCCTGCTCTGTCTCGCGCCACCCGGCTTGCGTCTTCAGATAGAAAATTGCTGCCGACGTGTTGCCGTCTTCGGCTTGCATAATGAGAGATTGGCCCATACGACTGATCGCTTTGGCTTTTCCTCTTTTATACGCATCAGAAACATCTGGCTGACGGCCTTCGATCTCTCTGAGCGTAGTGTCAGAGATACCCATGTGGTCGGCAAGTTGTTTTTTAGACAGAACAGCGGCCAGAGCTTCGACCTGTGCGATTTGAGTATCATCGAATATAATGATCGGGCGACCACCGCCATCGCCCTGATTACCTTTCTTCATTTGCACCCCGCGCAAATTGTAGCAACGCCCCAAGCATCGCATCTGGCGAGTATAACACATCTACAGCTTATAGAATAAATGCCGCCCAATCGCTTGTGTCAGCTTCCCAGTGTGCGACCAGTACGGATCGACCGACTTCGAGTGATAGTGAGTCGCCCCGTGAGTTACCGGGACGAATTCACCGTTTAGCGCCATGCTTGCGATCAAGAGAGCAGTTCGCCAAGATTGATGATCGTTCACCGTCTCCGGCTTCCGGTCACAGTAGAACGTGAACTGGCACTGGTGTTTGATCGGATGCCCGCCCCAGTACCTGCCCTGCTTTACGACCGAGCAGTGATCATCTGGAAACCGAGCATCTTGCACTCGGTTCTCGATAACTTCTGCGATAGCGATCTGCCCGGCGATCTGCCGCTCTCCCCTGGCCTCGAAGTAGATAGCCATAGCGACGCATAGAATTGGGCTAATCATCACATCACTGCCTTTATTATTTCCGCTGCCGCTTGCGGGACAATCGCGTTACCCGCTCCCCTGAGTATGCCCACCCGATTGGATATCCCATCAGCCAGAGGGAAAAGCGCGGGTTCAGTTGGGATGGGACGGTGCTTTCCGTCTCGGCAGTAGATGATTTGGGAATTTTCCCATAAATCCCAGAGTCCTTCGTCATCCACGCTGCATCGGCTATTGTTGATTGCGCTCCGTTTTCCTTCATTTTCTGCGGGTTTTTGCTGTTCTTGGTGTTTTTGTTTGCTTGAGGAGTCGGCCACGGAGTTAGTTGAGCCAGACCAGAAACTTGCTGAGTCAATGGAATCCCCGTGTCGTGCGGTCTCGGTGGCTTCGTGCCTCTCTTGGGGTCTGTTGCCGTTGGGGTTGCCCACGGAACAATGCTCGCTACTCTCCCCACTGTATCCAACCGAGTTTTGCCATCCTTTCTTACCATACTGTTGCTTAAATCCCCCGTGTCTTTGTGGTCTTGAGTGGTTGGGGTCGGCCAAGCTGCTTGCACTAGGCTTGATAGCGGAACTTGCTTTCCTATCTTTATTCTCCTCTGAACCACTGGATCGTCCCAATTCCCCCGATCCTTCATATCCGATAAAATCGGAGTCGGCCACGAAGAAGAGTCGTTCTCTTTTATGCGGGGCGCCGATGCTGCCAGCTGGAAGTACGAACGCCCCTGCGGCGTATCCTTCTTTCTCAAAGTCAATTTGTAGATCGTCGAGCCACCCGAATCGGATAGCTGCCGCAACCTGTTCTCCAAAGACCGTTGGAGGTTGGCACTCTCGGATGAGATTAAAGAAGACAGGCCAGAGGTGTCGCTCGTCGTCTTTTCCTTTTCTTTTCCCTGCTGTTGAGAAGGATTGACAGGGAGGACTTCCTGTCCAAACAGGTCTGTCTGGACTCCACCCCGCGATTTGCAAAGCCCTGCTCCACCCTCCAATTCCTGCGAAAAAATGGCACTGTGTAAATCCCTTGAGCTCTTCTGGTTCGACATCTGCAATGCTCCTAGAATCGACCTCACCATCTGGAATGAGACCGTCTTTAATTAGTTGTTTTAGCCACTCGGCAGCGAATGAATCCCACTCATTATAGTAATTCATAAATTACCCGGCATCGGAACATTAATATCCGGCTCTACTGGCTGTCGCTGCTCCCAGACTTCCCAAGCGAAAGATTCATAACCGAGAAGAACCGTGGACGCTTGAAGAAGTATCAGTTGACGCAATTTAATCCGAGTCGCGGTCTCGTCGAAGTAGTCCGGCTCCATAGCGATTGCGAATAGATTCATTCCGATCACAGAATCACCGTCGATCGCTTCGTAAACAGAATCTGCATTAGAATAAGTATTTATCTTGTGCGCTATACTTTCCAGCGCTGAAAGAGACGGGCTGAACTCGCCGAATTGAATGTAATCGTGCAGATTTTCTTGAATGCTGCATTTGATAGCTATATCTAGCTTTTTGTTCATAATTTCCTCCCGGAATGTTGTTTAGTCTTCAAAGTCTTCCAAATCACAATGATCAGCTAGATATTCCTCGCGCTCTAATCTGATCTCTCTTTGGCTTTTATAGCCCTCCTCCTCGTCCAAAAATCGCTCCAAATCTACCATCACTCTATCTCTTTCCATATAGCCTCCTAGACTAGCAATAAATTATTCTTTCGAGCGTACTTCCGGTGCTCGTCTGTATCTTCGAACATCTCAGAATCGAATAGTAGCTCTTTGCTGTCTTCGTTTTCCCTGAGAATACCAACTATTCGAACCTTTTCGCGGATCGGCTTCTTTTCTGAGACTTTATAAAGAAAGAGCCAATCAGCAATCATCCAGACATTGCCATCGTCTCCGTTGTAATATTCACGGTGAACGCCGAGAAAACCTTCTAAGTCTCTCCAGGCTGCTAATTGATCGTCTGATAAAATCTTTTCGCTATTGTTTAAATCTTGCTGACTTGCTGCGTCTCCCAGGCTCTTGGCTCGAAGTATCGTAATCGCTTCCATCTGTATCGCTCCTCGTTATCCACAGCTTATTCATCTTCGATTTTAGTTTTGTGCAAGAATCGCAAACACCTCCGCGAGACGGCAACAAACACCCGCAACTAGGACATTTTCGACTACCGCTTGCCTTTTTCATTCTGACGACCTCTTAATCAATATCTTGATTATAGCCGCGACTGATCAGAGATTCAGCTATAGAATCGCTGTACATTTTTGTTCCTATTGTTTTGACCTGCGGCATCTCCCTCGAACCTTTTCCAAGTTCGCCTTCGAGACGCCGATTGCATTCTACGCATAACGCGCAGCCGTTTTTGATAGCACTGAAAGCGTGATTTTCATGGCGATGCAAATCGCACTCTATACAGAGAAAATCCATTAGAAAACACCGAAAAAAGCAGCAAACACAAAAAGAACAAGAATGCTCAAACAAGCCGCAGATAGTATTTCTTCCATAATGTTTCTCATTTTATCTACCTTTTTGATTAGTGGAATTCATGAAAGGCACTCTTGAGAATGCCTTCGAGTATTACGCTATGCTCGATCAATTAAGAATCTTGCCAGAAATTGCAGCAGCCAGAGGAACAATAGAACTCCTGGCTGCCAATCGTGTAGTAAAACTCGCCGCCTTTTTCGCGAGTAGCTCCGCTGATATAGGCATCGCCGCTGAGTTCAACCATGCCCTTTTTGCCTAGAACCTTTGTTCCGGCTGGGATGTAGAGAGAATAAAAAGTAGTCATAAGACCTCCAAGAAAAAAAATGTTGTCGCTGTTGGGAGTATATTGCCCATCTAAATACTTAAATGCAACACTTTTGTTCGTTTTTTTCACACTTTTGTTGATTATTTTTAAAACTTCTTATATTTCCCCGACTTCGTGATCTTCTATATCGCCGCCGAGATCGGATAGGACGTGGAACTCCTGCAATGCGCCAACCAATAATTGCGCTTCTTTCTTGCTCACTCTCTCATTAGAAGGAAGCAGGGGCAGGCAGCGTTTAAGAAGACCTATAACTAATTCAAGGTCGCCTTTCTCTCTGCACTCTGGCATAACATCCCAATGCTCAGTTTCAGCCAGAATCTCCTTCACCAGCTCGCTTGCATCACTACTGGTGGCGGTAGAGGGAAGGGCAGAGAGGGCATCTTTGATTCTGAATGCCTCATCGAATTTCAGGTTGTAGCCGGTGAAGCCCTTTTCTCCTCTGTCCCCGTCATCAAGCCAGTCTAATAAAGGTACGCTCGCCAGATCGCTTGCGTTGCTGGTATCCGGCTTAGTGGAGAGGCACTTACCACATTTG